GTAAACCTGTTAACAAGCTTTGCTCAAACTGCAACTGAGCATAAGGATACTGTTGCTGTTGGTTGTATTGATTGAGTGACGCTGTATCTGCTGCTTGGGCAAGACCTTGCTGTGTAGCACCTGCTGTACCCAACGCGCCAAGAGTAGACAGGCCAAAGTTAGCGGATGCCATATTAGCTGTTTGTTGATTTTGCTGTGCTGCTTGTTCGTATTGTGCTTGATTCTGAGCGGCTGTTTGCGCTTGCGTGGCACCAAACTGTTGTTGACCAATGTTGGCCTGTTGAGCTTGTAGCTGACGGTTTTGGTCGGCATTGAACTGATTCATCGCATTTGTATAAGCGGTATCATAGCCCTTACCAATTAAGCCCGCTTGATTTGTTAGCAAGTTACCTTGCGCCACACCTTGAGCCACGGCTTGTCTTGATCCGCCAAACGCGCCTTGTTTAGTTAAATTACCCAACATAGACTGCTGATCTTGCTGAGCCTGATATGTCAATGCATCTAATTGTGGAGCCAAAGATGATTGCAAATATGGATTCATGTACTGCGAGGCAATACTTTGATTACCAAGGGCGGGTAAGGCAGATGATCCAGTGGCCTGATTAAATGGTTGCCCTGATGCAGCTTGACTGACCAGAGATGTTTCGCTTGGTGTTTGTAGACTTGGTATAGGAATCGCGCCAGTATTAGTGAAGTTTTGCGTAGATGCAACCAATGGGTTATACGGTGCTGGCGCATTGTATGGATTGGTAAATTGAACAGGAGGAGCTCCTGTACCCGCCAAGGCCTGTAGTCCAGCGAACTGCTGGTTTTGTAAAGTGGAAGGTCCTGCTGAAAGTTCTCCTGTGTACACGGGCATGGGTGCATTTGCTAATGCTTGGCCTTGACCCAACATCTGAGTAACATAATCACCAACATAGGGAGTTAATGCGTTAACTGTTGAATAGCCTAACGAAGGAGTAGATGTGCCAGATGAGGCAGACGGAGCGGTTGGCGTAGGAACGGCGCCCGTACTATCGGAAAACCCCAGCACTCCACCATCTTTAAATGCCACTTCACCCCCAGTAGCATAGGCTGAACCACCCAACATAAACTTGTCAGGATTGATTTCTTTGCCCTGCTTAGGATTTCCTGTTCTTGCCATGCGAATCTTATTCATCATTTGATAAAGCTTTTTCGCGCCAGCATCGGAGTTGCCATTACCCAAGTGAGAAACGACATCAGCAGGGATTACAAACTCACCATGGCTGAGCTTGGCTGGCTGTATTCCATCAATAGAACTAGGAATCTTATCGGCCATACCATCGGTAGTGCCTTGTAAATATCTTGGTTGCATAGGGGTACTCCCTCCTTGTGCGTAGTGAAGATCCATTAAACCACCAGCTTTAGCGGTGTCATAACCAAACGATGAATTATCTGTTTGCATATCAGGCCCAGCCGGTCCAGTATCTATACTAAACGCTGGAGCCGATTGTTCATTTTGAATGGCCTGAGCCAATGGATTATTGGCAGGAGGTGCAGAAGCGGCAATGGCAGCATTGACAGCCGCAGGATCAGCGTTGAATTGTTGTTCGGCAAGAGCAACATTTGCGCCTGGATTTTGAGCAAAATAATCTGTTATTTGCTGTGGGGTATAAGATGTGTATTGAGGTGCAGCAGGAGCCGCAGACGCAGCAGGAGTTGCTGGTGTAGGAGCAGCAGATGTATCGACTGGTACGGGCGTAGGTATAGCCGCTATTCCCGTGGGAGTAGACAAAGTAGAAACAGAATTACCTACGGCATTATTTGCTGCAGCAACAGATGCGGGAGTTGCAGGTGTAGCAGGTGTCGCTGGAGATGGGGGTACGGTAGATACTACTGTGCCAGGCGGTGTCGAAGCAGCGATAGCGGCTTGTAGAGCGGCCACACCGCCACCAGTCTCGGGCATCAAAGTAGATATTTGATCAGGCGTTAATCCTTGACTTTTTAGGTTTTGTACAATAGCTGTATCACTCATTCCTGACTGTCTCATGCTATTAATGAGTTGGGGTACAGCGGTAAGATCAAGATTATTGCCGCCCGGAACAGGAGTTGTAGAACTTAAAGCGGCCAATCCAGCTCCGCCAATAGCTTTTACGTCATTGCTTAAAGCATTCGTTGGTGCAGCAGCTATGGTAGCGGCTGTAGGCGCTGTATAAGTAGAACTTCCTGGGGCCACAACACCTTGTTTTAAATAAGGTGTTAAATCAACCGTGGGGAACATAGCCTGTATTTGAGTAATCGTGAGTCCAGGGTTGGCTGCAATTAAATTATTTAAAGCGGTAACACCAGACTTGTCTCCAGAATTTAAAGCAGCTGCTGTGGTACTCAATTGCTGTTGAATGGTAGGCGCAGGGGTTGCTGCTGCTGGAGCAGTTATGCCTTTGGCTTGGTTATACAAGTTGGTAATTTCATTGGTCGTAAACCCAGTGGCTGCAGCCATTTCTTGTGCGCTTACACCCCATTGATCCATTAAGCTGGCCAATGTTTTATTAGCTGTAGCGGGATTGGCTGCTTGTGCTTGAGCAACAGCATTTGCAATCTGTTGACTAATAATGCTAGTTGGAGAAGATTGAAAATTGCTAACCGCAGCACTGGTAGGATTTTGCAAGCCAGATATATATTGCTGAGCCGCAGTTTGTGCTGGCGTTAACGGTGTTGTAGCTGCAGGTGTTTTAGCGGTTGTAGTAGTTGTAGGTGTTGTAACTGGTGCCGTGACTGGCGCTACAGGAGCCGTAGCGGGTGCAGTAAGTGTAGGTTGAACAGGAATAGATGATATACCGCTACCAATTGCAGGTTGAACTATTGGCGTAGAAGGTTTAGCAACAGGAGTAGGTGTTCCTATCCCTGTGCTTGGCACTTGATTGTATGCGGGACTTTGGGCGTTGACTACCGCAGGCAGGCCAGCATTATTACCTTGCGTGACAGGCGTATTCCCGTATGCGGTTTGATTAACCCATGGCATAGCAAACGGTGCTACGGCTGGTTGAGCAGCGGCGTTCTTTGCTGCAAGCTGTTGAGCTGCCGCTGTTATTGCGTCAGACTGAGCGGAGTTCGCGGCCTTAGCTGCAGCCACTGCAGATGCATCAGAAGGGTTTACATAAGTCGTATCAGTGAAATACTGTTGTCCTTGCCCGGCTGGAACGCCTGAATTAACCTGGCTTCTCAGCGCCGTTAAAGTAGGAATAGATCCCTGATAGGCTGCAGTCTTAGGTGTATTACTGCCAAATAAAGTAGAAAGAGCCGCTAGTCCTGTGATACTTCCCGCACTTTGAGCAAGAAAAGCAGATGCCAATTTACCTGCATTGGGATCGCCACTTGCCAAAGCTTTTACAACCTGAGAAGCCGATACTTGAGGATTAGTTCCCGTTACAGTTTGGGTTGTCCGTGACGTAGTTGGTGTTGCACTTACTTGTGAAGACGGAATGGTCGAAGTAGCTTCTGGGTCACCACCAGACTGAGCAATAGCAAATTTTTGTGCAGAAGATGGAACGTCGCCAGTACCATTATTTTGAGTATAAGTCCCATCTGGATGTTCAGTATAAGTTACCCCATTTACATCAACAGATACAGAGCCAGTGGGATCATATGTTGTGTCGGGCGTAGTAGGACCATCAACCGGCTCATTGGTTGTATCATCTATCCATCCAGTTGGGCTTGTATCATCTGCTACGATTGCCATATTATCCCCTTGCGTTTAATAGTTGGACAAGGTCATTGATAGACCCGCCACTTCTAGCATTGATTGTAGTATTTCCGCTTGGATTTGACGAATTTATTGTGTCAAATATTTTCCCCAAATCCACTGGCACTATATTCCCAGAGGTCATTGGAACAGCTATTCTATTACCTGATGCGTCATATCCTGGTGTCGGTATGGCTAAAGCATTCTGTATTGTTGGCACCGCTAAAGGATCTTTGGAAGCTCCGCTGTAAACGTTTACAGCAGGAGTAGTTGTTGGGGTTGTTGGAGTTGTAGGGGCAGTCGCAGTACTGGTTGCCTGCGTCGTAGGTTCTGAGCTCGGAGTTTGAGATGTCGTAGAAGCTTGAGATGTGGTAGGGGTTATATCACCCTGTATGGTTGATAACATGGTTTTGGCCATGCTTACCGCGCTAGGGTCATTACTTCCCAGTATTGCTGAAATGTATGGTGTGACAGCATTTAATGGCTGCCCGCTTGCTAGGGCTTTAGCTGCATTGGCTGCTGTTAAAGCCACCTGATAATCAGATGACGTATCAGTAAGCTTAGTCAAATCACTGATCAACGCAGAAGCGTTCTTACTTTGAATTGCGGTGCCAACGTTTACAGCGGTTTTAGCTGTACCAAGATTTTGAGCCAATGTTGGATTTGCAACCCCTTGGGTAGGGGTTCCTACAGAAGAGCTTCCATCCGAGTAGGTTGTCGTGACCGTTCCGTCTTCGTTTAAAACCTGGTCAACTGGAGTACCGCCCATGGCTCCTACCATTGCTATACCGGCATTAAGTACGGTACTAGCGTTTATCTTTTGCCCATTGGCCAATGAATAAAGAACCTTTCCTGCCGCCATAAATGGAGCAGTAACAGGAATCATAGACAGGGTTTGTATGATAGGAGCTGTACCAGCCCACCCGCCAGTAGAAGTATCCTGTTGTGGCATAGCCTGGCCAGTCGCTGACCATGTAGGGTCAAACTTGGTTTTAGATAAATGTCCAGAAGAGTCCGCCGGGAATATAGGATTCGATCCAGAATAACCCGTTAAATTACCGCTCGTATTATAATTAGCCACTAATTTAACAGATGGATCCCAGCCAGCAGGAGTCGGTATCTGTGTTGTATACCCTGTTAAATTGTCGTTGCTATCATAGGTAGGAGTGACACCAGCAGGTAGTTTGCTGGTATCGACCTGGGTCACGGTTTGGAATTTACCTGTGGGAGTAGAGCTATCATCTCCCGTCATGATAGGTTCTTGTAATGTTGTGGTCGGCAGACTGCTAGGAGCCTGAGACATTAACGCAGGATCTAACCCGGTCATTGCTTGGTAAGTCGCCTGATCTTTATTGGCCCAAACAGGTAGATTTGTACCCGCATATTCAGTAGCCAGAACTTTTTCCAAGGGTATCCCTGTGGCATCAGAATACTGCTGAGCCGTCACGCCATTGGCTTTCATGGTCTGAGTAACCTGAGCATCCGAAGCATTGGGATTGGCTTGAAACCAAGCTTTGATTTGATCAGTCGTAACTGTCATACAGCCTCACCACCGCTAATCGTAATGGTTAAACCTGCTGTTGAAGCTTTGGCAGATAAGAATGAACTGGTTGGTAAAACCTGTACCCCAGAATAGGAAAAAGTACTATTTGCCGCTACGTTTTGAACATAAAAAAGCGCATTTCCCGTGCCCGCTGTACCACCTGTGGGAACAATATGTAGATTAAACGTAACCGCAGACCCCGTTGTATTACATACATCAATCTGTTTCATGTATGTTCGAGTCGGAGTTGTTATATTGGTTGGTACGGTATAAAGCGTAGCATAGCTGGTTGTTAAAGCAGCTTGAGCAATTTGAACTGGAGTGACATTCTGATAAGCGGCCATTACAACCCCAGCCAAATAAGAGCTTGATTGGTAGATACTTGATTCATCCCAACCTGATTAACGTTGTCATTGCTTGCAAAATACAGGCGTAGGACTTTGGTGAGGTTATCCAAGTAAACTGGATCATATGCCCTAGGAGGAAGAGGTAAGTTGGGCGATACATTGATAACAGGTATTGTCATGTATTTCCTCGCTTTCCATCTGGTTTAACTTCAATTCTTGGAGTTCCTAATTGCCACTGTAATCCCAGCTGATTTCCTTCTATTTGGAATATCAACTGTCTACCTCTTAACCTGATGAATACTTGGCCAGTGAATTGTTCAATAGGCGCTGTTGCCGTCCTGGTTACTGTGGCTATGTTCGAGCCCCCTGTAGCTTGAGGTGAGTTATATCCTGAGCCAGAGTTCTGCATGGGAATCAGCGTCATGGTCACTTGCGGGCTGGTTGCAGTAGACTGCCTAAACGTCACATCAGGAAGTATCCTGTTAACAAACGCAAACCGATTACCAAACTGCAGATCAAACTCAGAGGATTGAATATAGCTATCCATGGCCAAATCTACGCCATTGGTATTGTCATTAAGCCCGTATTCCTGATACACCAAGGTATTATTATAATTAGCCGATACTGGATATCTCAAAGCAGTCGAATCAATCCAAGCCGTTCTACCCATTGAACCATAGTACCAGATGTCATCTTGGTAGTTATAAACTACATAGCTGTCTATCGTTGTACTATTTTGTGAGCAATAGAACCACCATATCTCATTGAAGCCTTCCACCGTTCCTGCAAAAATTTGTTGCGACTGGTTCTGGTTAATATTGCTGTAAATGTATTCTCTCAAGTCACATCTAAGCGTTGAAACTGTACCGTTGTACTTATAAAACTTGTCAACACCCATCCAGTAGGTTGTACCTGCCGCAAGGATAGCTGCGTTCTGGCTCATGATCGATATATTGTCTCCAACAATATTAGAACCCCAGACCGCAGGAGTTCCAACATATTGGAAAGAATAAACCGAGGTATCCGTAAACACGACAATTTCTTGCCTGTTTTGAACACAGGCTACGATCTTAGATCCTCTGGATAGTCTTATATCTCCTGCCTGATTAGTTGCAGCTGGTGTCCACATGGTCACAGATTCCTGATCTGACCAACGAACCAACATAGGATCGAGAGTAGAACCACCCAATGTGTTAGTGCCAAATGCAAACACAAAGCGACTAGCATCGGAGACAAAGATAAAATTAGCAATAATCGGTACATCTGACGCTCCCGATAATGTGCTAATGTTAACTCCCGGACTGCTAAAAGTTGTGCTGTAAGACCAATAATATATAGCCCCGCCTTGAGGATTAAATATTAAATCCTGCCCGAAGTTGGCTTGGCTCCATAGTCTTAGTCCTACTGTTGTAGAAGAGCTGGTACCCCATACTCCAGAACCCCAAGTGCCTGACCCCCATCCATATAAAGGTACCTCAATGGCTGGGCCAGTATTGATTTGATAGGTAGCCGTAACGGTCCCTCCGCCAGGAGAGCCTGATGCATCCGAAGCGTTTGCCGTGGCCGTGGCAGTGAAGGTGTAAACGTTTACACTTAGCACTGTGACTTGATATTGCTGGTTTAAAACCGCAGCCGTGATATTGCCGCCTAGCCCAGTCGCCCCAGAGAACGTTACAAAATCCCCTGTCACCGCTCCATGAGCCGTGGCATTCACTGTAATCGTTGATTGGCCAGCAATCGCTGTGAACGGGTTTGTTAGAGTCTGCGTTCCACGAATAGGGGTAATATCATAAAAGCTACCCGCTTCATTAATATAAAACTTTAGATTGGTGCCTACGCCAATTAATGATATGCCCGTTAAAGAAAACCAGTTAAATAAAGAGCGGCAAACTCCTAGATAAGTATTTAAACTTAACGGATACCAGCCCCCTATTTTTTCAGGGAATCCTTGCCTAAATCTGACCAGTTGAGATTTATACCAGCTCCCGACAATAGTAAAACCTGGCGAGTTGGTTCCTACCGTTTCTGAGGCATATTGTGTTTGCTCCCTGTTTACACCAGGGCGAAACATAATGGGTAGTAGTGCGGTAGGTTGATCAGCCATAGCTTATTGTCCCATTACCCACCTAAAACGGCAAGTGCATGTTGGGTTAATTTGATCCGTTCTTCCAGTCCAAATGTACCGCCATTTATGCGTTTTGTTAAGCCCAGCCAATTCTCCGCTTCAGCCAAATCGTTGCATCCGTGGGTCTTCCAGAACCACCCGGCAGACAGGGCGGCGTACATAGGGGTCGCAACAAGTTGCGGGTTCATCACAAAATCCTGACCCACTGCTTGTCCAAAGTGCCAGTAGTTATCATGAAAGGTGAGCTGGATACAGCCTCTTCCGTGGAAGCGATGCCCATCCCCCGAAGCTTCATCTCTATTACCGCCTCGATTGGCGTAAATTCTGTTGGCAATCTTAACGGGATTGTGGGCGTAAAGTTCAATCTCTCCTGGCTTAAACTTGTGACCAAATTTTGCTTGAAGGATTTCGGCTCGATAGTTGAGGTTTTCTTCCAGTGTTTTGAAATGGTTGCACTCGTGAGAGCACTGTCCGATAAAAGCTGCCTGCTTCTTGACATCGTTTACCCCAAACGTAGCAAAGGTTGTAGTCAATGGCTCTGACCATTCAGCACCTATCCCGAGCTGATTGAGCTTCTCAGGGCTTAACATTGACTGTCTCCCTTACTTTGTTATAGGTGTCGATGCAGGCGTTGAGCTGGGTGATAGCGATGTCCCCGTCTGCTGCGATGGCTGCAATATCTTTAATAGCCTGTCGCTCAGATTGGCCGTCATTGGTTGAATCTCCTCTGGCAGGGGTGGCATCTGGACGGGCTTGAACGGGACATTGGGGACTGAGGCGCAACTCGCCAGAGTCAATCCTAGAGTTAATACTAGACTGTTTATCTTTAACATCATTTCTCGCCTTTACAAGTGCAGTGGTTACGCCCGAGAGCTTCTTGTTCAGCTCGGCTTCTTTTGCCCGAGCTTCGTCATTAAGTCTGTCAATTTCTGCTTGATCTTCTGCAACCCGTCTTTGATAACCATGATGATCTGCGACATAGTAACCTCCTAAAATAACTAACACAATACCGCCAATTTGCATGACAAAAGCCTGTGGCTTAAGCATGGGCAGGAACTTGACCAGGTGACTTACTAAATACAAACCAATTCCTACTGCCAACGACAGCAGTGCAAGGTAGTACAAGATGTCACCAAAGAGCCAACTAAGCATTTACACTGGCCCTCGCATGAGCCATTCTCTCACGTTCTGCGTCATCTTCCAAGGTGGGGTGAGACATGGGTGGAGGGGGTGGAGTCCAGCCAGACGGAGAAGATGGAGCCATCATAACCACAGGTGGGGGAGGAGGTGCAACGTAAGCATCCTTATTGGCCTTGGCTGCATTCATCATATTGGTTGCCTCATTGGTTAAACCCTTGGTCAAAATACCGCCTATCCCGCCCACGATCAGTAACACGATATCATTAAGCATCTTGGTGTATGCTTGATCAATGGGAGCCATAGCCTTGATCGGCTGGGTCACAAAGGTTACCGAATAGAGAAGCGCCAAGGTAATAAAGGCAAAGATTAAAGTCACCATAATGATGACAAACGCCCTGACACGGACTTCTATCTCATCGGCAGACAGGCGTTCCTTGGGGCTGTTGAACAGTGCCAGCAATAGTTCCTTCAATTTTCTTCTCCAGTATGGGGGCTACAAGATATTCAGGACAGTCTTGGTCAAACTCACATCGAGGCTTTTGGCACTGAGCCGCACCAAAGTTGTCAGGATTCTGGCAAAAGTACCTGTAGTTATCACCACAGCTAGTCAACAGTAATAAAACCCAAAGGTATTTCATTTGCCTTCAATCCTTGCAAGAGCTTTGTTGACTCTGATCTCCATCATCTTGATGTCTATGTACATCCATGAAAGCAGTGGTATGAATAGGAGGATCACCACCATCAAGACCACGATAACAATGACGAAGAACGAACGATCATCAGCATCAGCCATATCCACGCTATCATCAGAAACGTTATTACTGTAGCTATTG